AGGTGCCGCTTGCCCGCGCTGTTCACCGCGTACCGGGCCTTCGCCTCCGCGATCATCAGCTTGCGGGCCTGCCTGGCCGTGGCGTTGATGGCGACCTTCGCCACCGCCGGGGTCTTCTTCCGCAGGTCGCCCAGCACCGCGCTCACATCGTCCAGACCATCGACCTCGATGGTCATGGTCCCCGCGTTATATCGCACGTTGCTCATTGTCTCGTCCTCTGTAACGTCATGCGGAAGACCCCGCACTCCTCCTCGCACTTCATAATGTCGAAGGTGCGCTTATGGTCCGTCCCGGCGTCCATCACCAGCGGCTTTCCCACCTTCGGCTTCGGCCCGTAGTCCTCCGTGCGGATGTACAGGATGGTGTGCGCCTTGTACAGTCCGGTGTCGAAGTTCTGCTTGGCTCCCGCCTCCCAGTGTGAATTATGCTCCCGCGTGCCGCCTTCCACGATCACCACAAGAACGTCCTTGCCGTCGATGATGTGCCGGTCGGCGTGCTCGTTGCCGTTGAAGAACACGGTGTCGATGTCCGCCGCCGCGCAGTCCTTGAACGTAGGCGGGGGGGGCAGCCCCTCCGCCTCATTCCCATAGTCCTGTTTCAGCTCGAACAGTGCCATCTCAGCACACTTCGGCCACCAGCCAGCTATCCACCTTGTCGGGGATAGGCAGCGGATGGGCCTGCAGCTCCACCATGCGGCGGTCGGGGTGATGCTCCACGTAGCTGCGGAGCAGGCGGCTGGTCTCCGCCGTCACCCACTGCTGCGTGCCGTCCTCAATGTAGGTGCACGCACCGTAGGCCAGCATGAAGTTCGACTGGCCGGAGATCAGAATGACCACGTTCTCCGGGACCAGAGGCTTCACAGCCGGGGTCTCAGGGTCGGTCCAGTCGTCCAGATACACCTCGCCGTAGGTATACAGGTCGATGTTCGGGCTGGTCAGATGGCCGTAATACTTCACGCCGTTAGGCAGGTCGCGGGGGTCGTAGCCGCCGATGTTGATGCGGCGGTTGTCAAGGAGCTTCTGCACCTTCTCGTCGTTGACGAAGGCGCGCAGAGCAGCCTTGCCCATGATCACGCGGTCCACGTTGGTGAAGCCGCCGGTCAGCACCTTCTCGGTCCAGTCTTCCAGGTCCTCGATGGGCTTGGCAGCAGTCTTGCCCCACTGCTTCGTGCCGTCCAGCTTGATCTTGTTGGTGAAGCCGAAGTCGATCACCTCGTTCACGCCGGGGCCGACGATGGGGATTTGGCCGGTGACGATGGCCTGCACGCACATCCACTCCTCGCGGCGCGTGGTTGCGTCGTTCAGGCGGTTGTACTCGTCCATCAGCTTGCGGGCCGCGCGCTGGGCCGGGGTCATGCCGCTGTACAGGTCCTCGCCGGGCAGGCGGGTCATGTGCTGGTCTGCCGTGGTCACGTCGTAGGGGTTGATCAGGGGCGGCTTGTAGCTCTCGGTGCTAAAGCCGTTGGCCTTGAGCACCTGCCCGCCGACGCGGGGATGTACGAAGGCGGCCATGCGGCGGTCGCCCTTCACCAGGTCAATGTCCACGCGCTCGGTGGAGAATGTCTTGATGTTGGTGAAAAAGGTGTCGCGGAAATAAGTGTGGATAGGCGGTGCCTGTCTCACGACCTCCGCCAGATAGCGGGGGGTATAGATATTCACTTCGTTAGGCATATCTCTGTTTCCTCCTTACTTCAAGTAGATGCCGAGGTTGCGCAGCGGGACCTCCACATCAGCGGCAGTCATGCCCGCAGGCAGGACCAGCGCATCAGCGAAGAACTCGCCGGAAAGGTAGATGATGGCGTCCTCGCCGCTCTTGGCGGCTTCGGCGGTCACGCCGTACAGGCCGGTCAGCTTCGCAGCCTCAGCCACGGGAGTGACCTTGCCCTCCGCCAGAAGGACGGGGGTATGGGCGCTCAGGTCAGCGCCCGCTTCCTTCACCGCCGTGGCGATGCGGATGTTGGTGCCTGCGATGAAATACTCAGGCTCGCAGGAAAAAGTCTTTCTTGCCAAATCCATGCTCATGCTTTTGCCCTCCCTTACTTCTTCTGCGCGTTCTGGCCCACGCTCTTGATGGCGTCCAGGAACTCGTCCGTCTTACCGGCAGGGGGCGTGTTCTCCACAGTGCCCGCGCCGCTGTTCTTGGCGTCGGTCTTCGCGTTGTTCAGATACTCGTTGCCCTGCTCCTTGGCGCGCTTCATGGCGGCCTTGGCGTAGTCGCTGGCGCTGACGGGCTTGGTGAACTTCGCCTCGGCGGTGATCTCCTCGCTGCCCGGCAGGGCCATCTCCTCGATGTCGCGGATGCGCTCGCGCTCCTCGTTGGTCGCACGATCAGCCGCCGCCTGCTCGATTTGGTCAACCAGCGCAGGATAAGCCTGGCGCAGGTCGTCCGCAGTCTTGATTTCCATGTTCTGTACCTCCTCGTGTTGTACTCCCGGTTTCATGGCTCCGGGTTTATTTACAAAACGTCCGGCGGCGGTGGGTGCTGCCAAACTGTTCTGCATGAAGGTGGGTGCCTTGTCGAAAGGCAGGTGCATATTCACGCTGTTCACGAACAAAACGCCGTCGCGGTTTTCCACCACCGGCGTTTCCACATCCTCCACAAGCTCGTCCACAAAGCCGTTGTCCTTGGCCTCCTGGCCTGTCCACCAGCTCGTCGCGTCCATCCAGCCGGTCACTTCTTCCTTGTCCCGGCCCGTCTTCTTCGCGTACAGGCTGATGATGTTCTCCTTGATGGTGTCCAGCGCGTTCAAATACTGCTGCATGGTCGTGGCGTCGTAGTAGCCCAGCAGGCCCAGCCGGACCGGGTGGACCATGTATGTGCTGTCGTTGGCCGCCACAACGCGGTCACAGTGGCAGGCCACGATGGTCGCGGAACTGGCGCACAGCCCGTCGATGCGGGCCACCACGTTCGCAGGGTGCTGTTCGAGCAGATTGCCGATGGTCTGCGCGGCAAAAACGTCTCCGCCGCCGCTGTTGATGCGCACCGTGATCTCGCTCACGGCTCCCAGCTTGTCCAGGTCCTCCGCGAACTGCTTGGGCGTTACCTCGTCGCCCCACCACGTACTGTCTGAAATGTCGCCGTACAGCAGCAGCTCCGCTCTGCCTCCGGCCACATTCTGAAACTTCCAAAACGGTTTAGACATTCCCATTTCCTCCTTCGCTCGCGGCGCTGGACGGGTCCATGATCTCGTCCACCTCTCGCTTTCTCTTGGCCTCCGCCACTCTCTGGCGGATGTTGCGGTTATAATTTCCGCCGGTCATTTGCGCGGTCTCCTCCTGCGCGGTGGAGAAACCGGCCTCCACGCGCTTCGTCGCCGCGCTGATCTCCTGCACAGGGTTCAGGCTCGTTCTGGCCGGGCCGGGCCACGCGCACCCGCTATAAGCCTTGCGGATGGCCGGGTCCTGGAAGAAGCCCGGAGCCTTGATGCGGTTCCGCGCCACGGCCTCCGCCAGCCACTCCTCATAGATTGGCTGACAAAAGCTGTCCACAAAGTCGTCGCGCTGCACATCGCAGGAGCGCCAGAACTCATTCAGGGCACCGCGCGCCGCGCTGTAGCTGGTGGAGAACTGCTTGGAAATGACCTCCGGTGGGATTTCCAGCGCCGCGCCGATCTGCTTGATCATGGCCTCCGTGAACTTGTCGTATCCGGCGTTTGGGTGCTTCGGGTCCGCGAAGGATACGGTTTCGCCAGGGTTCAATCCCACGATAGCGCCGTTGCCCAGCTCCACACTGCCCTGGTCCTCTGCGTCGATCAGCATATTCTCCGGCAGCATCTCGCCGAACGGGCGATCATCCGTCGCCGTGGCGGGCTGCACGAACACCGTGAACATGGCGGAAATGACCGCCGCGTTGATCTCCGCCTCCGTGTACCGTCCCAACTGCTTGAGCGCTTCCAGCACCGGGGCCAGAACAGGCACGCCGCGTAGCTGGCCCGCTCGCTCCCGTGTGATCACATGGACGATGTTCCGCCGTCCGGTCAGCTCGCCGCGTG